GTCTGGGTCGATTCACCGGAGCAATACTTGGAGTTAAGCATGAGAATGCGCTCAATGTGGCAACGCAGAGAGTTCTCCAGAAAATGCACGGTTGGATTGGCTTTTGCCCCGAAATGTCGATGGAGGAAGCTATTGAACGCATCCTCTGGACGAGTAAGGGCAGTAGTGTAGGGAGCCGTTACAACTGGTGGGGAATGTCGAAAGGAGAAGTTCTAACGAACCCAGAGTTCGTGGAATCTCTCCCGAGTAGAATCGCCCAAATGTCCGGTGTGAGGAACCCATACACTGCAAGTCTCAAGGATGAACTTCGTGATGTTGTGATGGGAGAATCTAAGGCCGCGCGCTTGTTTTTGCCGGTTGATTTAGTAGTGCTTGTAGCGCAGGTAATGTGCTACGGTGTTATGAACGATCGACTTAGCGATTATGAGTGTCCCGGTTCTTGTGCCAAGTTTCTCCGCGGGGGCGCGGACCGATTGGTCCGTCGCCTTTGCAAACATCGCTTCTGGGGGGAAGGGGACGCGCACAAGTTCGACTCAAAGCAAGGTTATACGCTGCGAGAGTGCGTGTTACGGGTCATGAGTGCACTAAGCGAGGACACTGAGGTCCGAGCGAAGGTCAACCAGATGTCTCGTCGTCCGGTGGTGCATTTTCCCGATGGCAACCTATGGGAGTTGCCGGGAGGTAATCCATCCGGAGGGTTCATGACGAAGCTAATGAACACCATCCTGACTCTCATCGTTCTGGAGTATGCATCCTTCAGGTTTGCAGAAACGTTCGGGTGCGAGCCAGAGTGCGAAATAGGTGCGGAAGGAGACGACTACATCTATAGCACCGATGAGGTGCGTTTTTCGCCGGAATGGATTCGGGCTTGCGGTCAGGAACTGGGTCTGGACTACGACGCGAACCCGTTGGTGGAGGAAGAGATGACCACCACAAGGTTGAGTAAGTCGTCGTTTTGTCAGCGACGTTACCGATTAGTACGCATTGGCCGAAAGTTGGTCGCGATCACTGAGTCAGACCCGACGAGGATGTGGGGGGCACTTCTTGCTAACCGGTCTAGTGATCCCGTAGTCTCTAAAGGCATCGCCCATTCGCTCTTAGTTGAGCATTACTGGAATGAAAGCTCGCGCAAACTTCTTCGGAGGTACATGCGCTGGCTGGATGAAAGGTATGGGACGAAGTCCAAGGAGCTCACGGATCGGCAAATAGAGAAGTTGCATGTGAGCGCCCTCGAGTTACACGCGAGGGACCCTATTAGTTTGCTGGCGTTGGAAAAACTCAGCTCGAAAGGGAGCAGTGCGAACCAGTGGACCTTGAATGATTCAGCTGGTTTTAACAGCTCCTCTAGAGTTGTTGAAAACAAAAGAAACATGGTGAAGTCGAAGAAGGCCAAGGCAAAGCGCGCCCGCCGCAATGCGGGTGGCGGCGGCGGCCAGTCCATCATGAGGGCGGTGGGTGTCGGCCCGTCTGGAGGCAACGCTCAAGTTGCTCCGTCGGCCTACAACCGCGAGGTGATGTATCGCGACGCGAAGTTCGAGAACATCCCCGGAGGGATTCGGATCACTCACTCGGAGCGGATCATGGCGAACTCGTACGTGTATGCCAATGGCATCACGCGTGAGTTCGATGTCCATCCGAGGACGCTGAAGTTCCTTGGTGGCATTGCGGAGCACTACATGAACTTCCGTATTCGGAAGTTCGATGCTAGGTATGCTCCAAAGGCCGCCACGGACATCGGCCAAGAGGTGAAGATCGCTCCCTGGTACACTTCGGAGTCCTCTCTGAAGTCCCAGACCACTCTCACGGCCGGGCTTCCGCTGGTCGATCTTTCCGTACTCCCTGGCTCCAAGCAGTTCGCAGCGTGGGCAGAGAACAAGGTTTCTTGGCTCGCGGCGCGCGCTGTTCGCTCTACGTTCAAACTGTTCAACATTCGAGGCGTTCGTACCAACGACGCTTCTTATGTTGACAACACGGACGCGGAAGCGAAGTTGCCGGGGAAGATCCTGGTTGAGGGATCTAGTGACGGGGGAACGAACGCAGCCTTAGGCTCGATTTGGATCGACTATTCAGTTGATCTCCTGGATCCTGTGGCCCCGTTCTTTGGCGGGGCGTCGTTCTGGTCAGCGTCTACTGACGGAGCTGCGTTGTCTCTCCACACTGCAAAGTGCAGTGGAGACATGGATGCGTTCGTGGCACAAGGAAACACTGTCACGTTCTTGCGTCCTGGGACGTACACCGTGTGCATTGTGCACTTTGGGTCGAGTCCTCTGCCTGATGCCGATGGTCATACCATCACTGACGGTTATGGGACCGCGGTCACATCGTTGCGCTGGGTGCCACGGTACGACGTCAGCGACGCTGCCTATGTTTCGACCACAAACTCGTCGCTCGCCGGTTATAATGCCGGCGCTTCGACAGCAAGTGTGCAGGTTTTCTACGTGCAGATGGAGGTTGGCGACACTCTGTACATCGATGATGTGACCTCCGGGACCATCTCGGGTACGAACGTCTCCATCACCCCCGGGTGTCCTCCTACGCACTTCCAGGCATAAGTTTCCTTCTGTTAGCGCCAACCACATCCCATTAGGGAGAGGAAGGTGCGAGTGGGGGGGGTCCATTTTTACCTACCCCTGCGCTTGGTCAATGGGTTTTCACCCTATG